AAGAAAAAAGCAGACAAAGGTATTAATCCAGAGCTTGAAAAGGCTATTTCTGAGCTTCTTAAAGCTACGATGCTTGACCCAATTGCTTCACTAACTGACAAAACAAAGATTATTGACCGTGCACTCAAGTTAGAGGCTTTGAAAGCAAAACTCTCAGATGATGAGTACGGAACAGGGTTTTTTAACAACGATGATGAGGAAGACGATAAGGAGATATGATAATATGATTACCTTTCCAAATCAGAGGGGTTTTCATGGATTCAGTAGCTTTAATTCGTCTGGCTTTAGAGGTCATCTCAGACCGATTGATAACGATATTGGCGTTGTCGATGAGTTGCGGTCTGGCTTGCTACACGATGTGGGCAGGGGATTGGACAAGAGTCGCAACTTTGAGTATATTCGTAATGTTCGCCTATCTAGTGGTCACCAACAAGGAGAGAAATAATGCCAAGCAACAATCGCAATATCAACCCGTACAGTCCGAGTAGTGAGTACGAAAATAGCCACATGGCGAACTCTAAACACCAGAGACCCCATGAAATTAACCAGCAAATAGCTAAATCTGTACGTCCTCAGTTGCCTAGAGATGGGTCTGTTGACATGGACAGATGGACACCTGGAACATTGCCTAAAGGCGGTTTTAGAAGTGTAATTGACTTTTCTGGAACACCTGAGTACAACACAAAGAAGTCACCCACATCTGGTGGCGGTAAGAAGGTTTACTAATCATGGCTAATAATATTGCATTTACCCCAATGGGGATGACGTACAAGGCTAATGCGACAACTGCCTCTCAAACGATAACAATTACTGCAGCCTCACCTTCTAATCAATATCGTCTAGCCAGTCACCAGCCAACTGGAAATACAGGTTTTCCTGTTTACGTTGTTATTAGTTCACTTGCAAACGTAACTGTTGCTGCACCTGGTAATGGAGCACCTAGCAACTGTACTGTTATTCCACCTGGTACTGTCAGTGTTATTTCTGGACCGCAAGTAAGTCCTACATCAAATGTATATGTAGCATTTATCACGGATACTGGATACACGGGTGCTGTAGAGGCATATATTACTCCAGGCGAAGGACTCTGATAAATGACTGTTTACTCTCAGATAGAGGCAAACAGGACGTACTTTAGTGGGCTATCATCAGATACCAAGCCTACTTCTACGGTACAACCTGGTGCTATTTTTATTGAAACTGATACCTTAAATCAGTTTATATATACGTCTGCGGGTACTTGGGTAGCATACTACGAAAAAGAAGCGTTGCTAGATGGATACGGTAATCCTATAGGCTCAACCAACGGGATTCTTTTAACTGCTTCTTATATTTGGCAACCGTCTACCCTATCGTTTATTCATGCCAGTGCGGACAGTAATGGAAATCTTAATGTAACCACGCAGGGGGCTATTGCTAACGTAGGTAACGTTATTGTTACTTCTGGGAACATTACGTTAACGGCTGGTACTGCAAACATTGGTAATGTTAACTCTTACCAAGGGGGCGCATGGGATGTTACTGGTAACGTATCAATTAAATCTAGCACCAACAATATTGGCAACGTCAATGTCAATAACTTTCCTGCGGTACAAGCGGTAAGTGGTGCGGTAACTATTGCTCCAGGCTCAAACGCTATTGGAAATGTAGTAATAAGTAACTTTCCTAGTACACAAACAATTAACGGAAGTGTTACTGTTGTTTCTAGCAATGCAGCAAACTTGTTAGCAAACGTAACTGTAACTAATTTTCCTACAAGTACAACTGTTAGTGGTAACGTTAATATAGTCACAACAACAACCGCACTAAGCCCGTCTAGTTATACTGTTAATACAGCATCTGTTTTAATACTTGCGTCTAACACAAACAGAAAAGGTTTGATTTTGACAAACGCAGGAAATAACTTAGTCAGCCTTGGATTTGGAAACGTTGCGGTGGCAAATGCGGGTGTAACGTTATATCCAGGTGGTACATTTAATATGGACGCTTATTCCTTTACAACGTCTAATGTCAACGCTATAGCCGTTGTGGCGGGTACTGTTGTGGGTATACAAGAATGGCAGTAAGAAATCCGTCAGAAACAATAATTAATGGTAGTGTAGATAATAGCCCTATAGGAGGAACTACACCATCTACAGGTACTTTTACTACTATTACAGGACAGACTGAGGTATTAAAGGGTACTGGTAATAATTTACTTTTACAAAGTGGTTTGGCTGGTGGCACAAGCGGAACAGTTGGTTCAACAGCAGTTCCTCCTACTTCTTGGATATTTATAAACACAGGAAGCGGAGGAACTGTCACTTATGCTTCAGCATTGTCTGGTAGTGGAAATTCTATACGGATGGCGGGTACATCTGTTAGACCAGGTATTGCTCAAAACGTAACACTTATTTCTGGTGAAAATTATAGTTTTTCTTACAACATAGAAACTGTAACAAGTGCAGGCAATCTTCTTTTAGGTAATTTATGGTTGTTACTTAGTGCTACTGTTACTGCAACATATTATGTAAATGGAGTATTGGCATCAAATTCTACAGTACCAACATCTAATTCAAGGGTTCAAGTTGTTTTTAATATGTCTTCGGCAACTGGTTCATACCAATTGCGTTGGGGTATAGGTATTGATGGGGTTTATACAGGTGACATTACTTTATCAAATCCTCAAATAGAAATTGGTAGTGTTTTAAATTCTTATGTACCAACCACAACAACCGCAATTTACGGAACACCTACACTTTCATTTAGCGGTGTATCAACAATAGGTTTACAGAACGATGGTTCTTTATTTGTACAACCCGCAGGAACAGGAGCATTACAAGCACAAAAAACAGATTCTACGGCTACAGGTGGTAATGCTAGGGGTGCTAATGCGGTTGATTGGCAGACTATAAGAAGTTCAGCTGGACAAGTTGCATCGGCATCGCAATCAGTTGTTGGTGGTGGTCAAAATAATACTTCATCAAACAATTATGCTGTTGTAGGTGGCGGGTCAACAAATGGTGCAAGTGGGTATATTAGTTATATTGGAGGCGGTTATAGTAATGTAGCATCTAGAGATTTTGCAACTGTTGTTGCTGGATATTCTAATCAAGCTACAGGCTTTTATAATTATATTGGTGGTGGTTATTTGAATACTGGAACAGCAAATGCAACTGTTACCACAAACACTACAACCATTGCTTTAACTGCTCAAACCACAATTTATTTATCTTCTGTCAATGCAAACATTAAAGTTGGTCAGTTAATACAAGGAACAGGTATTACTACATTACCTGCAACTTACGCAACATCATCTGTAACAACAGGAACTCCTGCGGTAATGGCAACGTCCACTATCTCAGGTACAACTCTTACAGTAGGTTCTTTAACCTCTGGAACAATAATAGCAGGTCAGGTATTAACAGGAACAGGGGTTACTGCGGGAACATACATTGTTTCAGGCTCTGGTTCTACTTGGACAGTATCGGCTTCACAAACAGTTGCATCAACCACAATAACAGGAACTGCTTATACATTCACAATATCTCAGAACGCAACGACTGCTACGGGTATTACTTTATCTTTCTACACACCTCATGGAGTAGTAGTAGGTGGAGGAAATAACCAAGCAACAGGCTCATATAGCTTTATTGGTGGTGGTGGTGATGCGGGTACTGCGGCTAATAGAAATAGTTCGGCTGGGGATTGGAGTTCAGTTGTTGGAGGGGTTGGAAACACAATTTCTTCATCAAATTCTTATTCTTTTATTGGAGGAGGAAGATTTAATTCTGTTAGTGGGCCAGTACCAGGTACAACTATTATTAACGGAAGTGGTGGAAATGCTAGTGGTCAATACTCAACCATACTGAATGGATATAATGGAATTGCTAATAGTTCTTATGGAACTGTTTTAAATGGATCAGGTTCTACTACAAGAGGAATACAAGGTTATTTAGTTTACGCTGCTTCCGATTTTCCTTTTGGAGCAGTTGGTAATGGTTATGTTCAAGGTGGTATATTAATATTAGGTCGTCAAACTACAGATGCAACACCAACAGTTTTAACTTCAACTTCAGGTTCAGCAGGATCAACAAACCAAATCATCCTACCCAACAATTCAGCGTATTACGTTAGAGGTTCTATTATTGCAGGTGTTACTGGCGCAGGGAATACGGCATCTTGGACATTCCAAGGAGCAATTAAACGTGGTTCAGGAGTCGGAACTACTGCTATCGTAGGGGCGGGAATAACTGCAATATCTGTAGCGGCAGATGCGGGAGCGTCAACTTGGACAGTGGCTATTACTGCGGACACAACAAATGGCGGTTTAGCAGTTACAGTTACAGGACAAGCAGCAACTACAATACGTTGGGTTTGTCAGGTAGAAACCACGGAAATGACTTATTAACACGGAGAAAATCATGGCATTAAAACTTAACCTTTCATCAACTCAATTTGGCGCACCAGCACCAGAGGCTTATGCTCGTGTAACCAACTTCTTTGGAAACAAAGACAACATCCAAGTACAGGTATCTGTGCATTTCTCAAAGGATGCTAGAGATTCAAATCTAAGCCCAGTGAGAGAAGATGCGCACTACATTGGTCTTGCAGACTTGGCGGGTAAGGGTGAGCTGATGACTGCAATATACACAGTTCTTAAAACAATGTCTACGTACGAAGGCGCAACGGACGTTTAAAGTTTTTTAAAAGGGGGTATGTGATGGCTTTAGTACAAATAGAAGAGAGTGCGGTACAGGAATATCAACAAGAATTTGCAAAACTAGAGGATGAGCTGGATAAAGCTCAGAAAGAACTAGAGCAGATTAAGGTAGACCTGAAGTTCTACAAAGACCAAGTACCTGATAAAGCCAGAATGATACTTTCTCGCAGATGGCACAACCCTCAGATAACCGTAGGCTACAACCTTATGGGTGTGATGATTCACATGACCGCTGAAGACTATATCAAGTCAGTTATCAGACACTGCCTAGACCTGAACAAGCCTACAGGATGGAAGAAATACATTAATTGGCATTTTCCTAGTGTTAAAGATTTAGAAGATTGGATGATGGGTACAGTCCACGACCTGGAAGAAGAGCTTAAAAACTCTACTGTTTACTTTCCACCACAGAAATACACGGAGTAAATCATAGACCCATTTACGTTAGCAATGATGGCTTTCTCCGCAGTTAAAAGCGGAGTAGCTGCCTACAAGGAAATCAAATCCACAGGCGGGGAAGTAGTCAAGATTGTTAACGAACTGGGTGATGCTCTAGGTTCATTCTTTGACCACCAGGACAAAGCAATAAAAGCAGATGTTGAGTTAAAGAAGAATCCACCTAAAGGTAAATCTCTGCAAGCTATTGCTCTTGAAAATGTACTGCGTAGAAAACAACTAGAACAGGCTGAGTACGACTTAAGACAGATGTTGGTATATGAAGCTCCACCAGAGCTTGGCGCAGTCTACAGTGAGTTTATAGAAGAACGGTCAAGACTCATTCAAGAGCAAGCCCGTTTAGACAAGGAAGAAAAAAAAAGGAACTACTCAGGATACACCAAAGGCGTATTCGGGCGGGAAACATTAAAGTGGGAGTCGCAATCTGTATTGCTGTTTTTGTCGTTGCGTTTACCATTGGCGGTTTGATGTACCAGATACATCTTTGGACAGAGGAGCGCAAGAAAGAAGAACGTTGGTATATCAAGTTCCACAGGACTTTTGAAGAGAATCCTAAAGAGCTAGAGTGTTTTAAAATCTTTAGAGAGACTGGTTATTTACCTAAATTTTGTGAGGATTAACATGGATTGGCTAAAAACTATTGCACCAACTATTGCCACAGCTCTTGGTGGACCATTTGGCGGTCTTGCCTATGAAGCAATATCTAAAGTTTTAGGTGTATCACAAGATGATGCACAAAAGATGCTTTCAGATGGCAAATTAACTGCTGAACAAATAGCTTCTGTGCAACAAGCGGAAATAGCTTTAAAAGCAAAAGCGCAGGAACTGGGGTTGGACTTCGAGCAACTGGCGGTAGCAGACAGAAAGTCAGCCAGAGATATGCAGCAAAGTACACACTCA